GCGATGTAGGCAATGTCGATTTCGCCCGACGCGTCCACCGAGTTCATCATATCCAGGCGAATGGCGATGATGCTTTTGCCGTTCCAGCCCGCGTGGCCCGACAGGTCAAACTCAATGTCTTGCCAATCGTCGGTGGTCAGACTGATGGTCCACGCCATGCGGCGAGCCTCAGCCAGGCCACCGTCCTCGTTTGCCCAATACATCTGGGCGCCCGCACGGGTGGTGTTGCGTCGACGCAGCCGGATACGTAGGTAAGGGTTCTCGGCGCCGGCGATTGCCGGGGTGAAGTTGCACTGCAGGTTCGGGCACTTGCCCGCCGTGGCAAACAGCGGCCCAGCGGTAAAGGTCGAACCGGCGATGGTACCTACCCATCCTTGGGTAGAGCCGATGAACTCCCAGGACTTGCCCGCCACGAATGGCTGGGCCGTTCCAATGCTGTTTTTCAGCTGGGTGATATCGCTGCTGTTGCTGGTCAGGACGCCCTCGGCAGTGCCAACACGGTTGCTCAGCAGGCTCACCGCCGACGCGTCCGCCTTGGTCGCTGCCAAGGCACTGGCAGCCGCCGCAGCTGCAGCCGCATCCGTGGCCACCTTGTCGGTGACAGCCACCCAGGTGCTGCCGTTCCAGCGCTTCGGCGTGTTCGCATTGCCGGTGGTGTCGATCCATAGGTTCTGGGAAATCCGATCCGCAACGGCCGGCGCGGTCGACTGGTACAACACCTTGCCTTTGGTGCCAGCCGCGTCGGACGCCGCTTGTGCCGCCTGCTGCGCCGCCGTGACGTTGCCATTGGTGGTCGTCAGACTGTTCTGCAGTCCCGTGATCGCCTGGCCTTGCGTGGTCAGCTTGCCTTCGTTATCGCTGACTTTGGTGCTCAGGCTCTGCACCGCCAAGGCATCCGCCTTGCTCTGGGCGACGGCCAAGGCGTTGGCCGCCGCCGCCGCTGCGTCGGTTGCAACTTTGTCCGTGACCGCAACCCAGGCGCTACCATTCCAGCGTTTTGGCGTGTTGGCATTGCCAGTGGTATCAATCCACAGGTTCTGCGCCAGGCGCTTGTCTGTAGCCGGCGCGGTAGAGCCGTAAATGACCTCCCCTTTGGCGCCGGCCGCCGCCGCCGCCGCTTGGGCAGCCTGCTGTGCAGCAGTGACGCCCTGGTTGGTAGTATTCAACCCTCCTTGCAGTGAAATGATGGATTGTCCGTGGGAGACCAAACCTTGCTCAGTCTGCTCGACCCTCCCAGACAGCAGGTTGGTAGCCGAGACGTTCGCGGCGATTTCACCTGCCGCAACCTGCCCATTGTCACGCCATCCCGTTGCGCGTGAACCGTACTCAGCTTGCGGCCTGGCCAGCTCCAAAGTGCCGTTCACAGCCGCTGCCGTCTGGCTATGAACACGGAAATATACGTTGAATCGAACAGCCCCCTCAGGGGCCACCGCTGTGAACGAGTGTCGGCTACCTTCAACCGTGATCGGCATGAATCCATTGGCCGGCGCCGAGATTACCGTGCCGGCTTCGTTAATCCACTGGTAGATGATGCGCAGGGCCAGCAAGCCCGCCTCCGCCATGCGGCGGGCGTTGACCGATGTGGTGACGCTCTGCCCGCCCGCTACCCTTGGCCGCTGGGTTGACTGGGTGACCAGCGAAAAATAGGGGCTCGCGTTCGTGACGCCAGTGACCGCGACCCGCAACGCCCGCTCTCCCGAGTTCAACCAGGACGGCACCCTGCTTGGGTTTCTGGGTGCACTACCCTCCAGCACCCACCCATCTGGCACGTTGGCATCGGTCGCGCTGGCACGATTGAAAGTGGGATTGTACAGCAGGTTCTCCCCGCCCACCTCGGCGATCGCGGCGTCAATCGCCGTCATCGCCTGACCTTGGGCGGTAATGTCCTGGCCATGCTGGGCGATCGTGTTGGACAAGGTCTGCACGGTCGACGCATCGGCCTTCTTGGCCACCTCGGTCAGCGCTGACTGCGCTGCCGCAGCTGCATCGGTAGCCACCTTGTCAGTCACGGCTACCCAGCTGCTGCCGTTCCAGCGTTTCGGCGTGTTGGCGTTGCCGGTGGTGTCGAGCCACAGGTTCTGCGTCAGGCGCTTATCCGCTGCAGGGGCGGCCGATCCATAGATCACCTCGCCCTTGGCACCTGCGGCTGTCGCTGCCGCTTGCGCCGCCTGCTGGGCAGCAGTCACCCCCTGATTGGTCGTGGTCAGGCCGTTCTGCAGGCCGATAATCGACTGACCCTGCGTGGTCAGTTTGCCATCGGCGTCACTGACGGCACTGCTCAGGTTGGATACGGCTTCCGCCGAGGCCGCAATCGAACGGCGCCCTACCGCGATATAGGCAATGTCGATTTCGCCGGTGGTATCCGACGCACTCATCATGTCAAGACGAATCGCCAGAATGTTCTTGCCGTTCCAACCGGCGTGGCCAGACAGGTCAATCTCGATATCCTGCCAATCGGTCGTGGTGGTGTTGATCGTCCAGGCCATGCGCCGGGCTTCGGCCAACCCGCCATCTTCGTTCGCCCAATACATCTGGGCGCCTGCGCGGGTGGTGTTGCGCCGACGCAGGCGGATACGCAGGTAAGGGTTCTCGGCGCCGGCGATTGCCGGGGTGAAGTTGCACTGCAGGTTCGGGCAGCTACCGGCCGTGGCGAACAACGGGCCGGCAACAAACGTCGAACCGCTGAGGGTGCCAAACCAACCCCGCGTCGAACCCGTGAACTCCCACGCCTTGCCGGCCACAAACGACTGCGCGGCACTCAGGCTGTTCTTGAGCTGGGTGATATCGCTCCCCTGGCTGGTAAGAACGCCTTCGGCACTGTCGACCCGATTGCCCAGCGACTGAACCGCCGAGGCCTCAGCCTTCTTGCTCACACTATCGGTCAACGAAGTCAGGGCTTGGCTCTGCGACAAAAGCTGCTGATCCTGCGCCTTGTCCTTGTCTTCGGTAGCCGCCACCCGGGTGGTGACCTGCTGCAGCGCCTGCGAGCTGGCCTTGCCGTCGATGCTGGTCTGCATGCCGTCCATGCGGGTGGCTTGCGACGTGAGCTTGCCCTCGGCATCGCTGACCCGGGTGGTCAGGCTGCTGACTACCGTGGCGTCGGCCTTAGTCTGGGCCAAGGCCAATGCGCCGGCGGCAGCTGCGGCAGCATCGGTTGCAACCTTGTCAGTTACAGCGACCCAGGCGGTGCCACTCCACCTCTTCGGCGTGTTGGCATTGCTGGTGGTGTCGATCCAAAGGTTCTGAGCCAGACGGTCGGCGACGGCAGGCGCGGCCGACTGAACAATGACCTTGCCCTTCCCGCCCGCCAGCGTGGCCGCATCCTGCGCAGCCTGCTGGGCAGCCGACACGTTGCCATTGGTGGTGGTTAGGCTCGACTGCAGGCCCGAGATCTGCTGGGCCTGGGCTGAGGTGGCGCCCTCCAGGGTTTCGACTTTGGTTTCCATGGTCTGGACGCGCGCGGCAATGCCGTTGGCCGTAACTACAGCTAGGCCAACATCGGTCCAGTAGGCGGTGTTCGGCGGCGGCGTGTTCAGCGGCACGGTTTTCAGGGCCTGGTACAACTTACCATCGCTGCCCAGGGCGCTTTGCCCGACGCTGTAGGCCTTGTCTTTCCGGTACGGCAACGAGCCGGCCAAGGCCGAGACGTTGGCGATCTGCTGCTGCAGGTCGGCCTTGGCAGCCGACACATCAACGCTCACAGCGGTGATCTGCTGCTGCAAGTTGCCTTTGGTGGTGTTGAGGGCGTTGTTTACCTCACTGATCTGCTGGACCAGTTCGGTCTTGGCCGTCCCTATCCGATCGTTCACCGACCCAGGGCCATTCTTGTCTATCAGGTCGATTCGGCTGGTAAGCTCCTGGCCCAGTTCACTCTCGGTGATCTGATCCTTGATCTGCTCGAGGATCGCGCCAGCATCAGCGCTCGCCATTCCGGCAACCACTGCCGGGGCCTCCGGGAAGAACGGGCCGAGGTTGCCGGTGCGATCCACCAGGCGCGCCCAGAAGAAGAAACGCTGCCCGGCGCGCAGGCCCTGCATGACGTGCTCGTTCTGCGGATAAGCCAGGTCGGCCAGCTTGGTGGCCAAGCCCAGATCGGTGCCTTCGCTGTACCACAGCTCCGTTCGCTGGGTGTCCTCGGCGCCCGCTGGAAAGCCCCACTTGATGCCGATGCCAAACAGCAGACTTTCGGTATCCAGGAACGTAACGGCCGGCGGCAGGCCTTCCTTGCCATTCAGCTGAGTCAGATTCGAGCTTTTCCAGATCGACGTGATGTCGAAGCTACTGACCGCCCGTACCCGAGCCAGGTAAGCGCCAGCGTAGATTCCTACCACATCAACCGAAGCAGCGCCGGTGCGTTGCAGACGAATCCAGTTGCCGTTGTCCTTGCGCCATTCAACATCGTAAGCAACGGCACCCTCCACTGCCGGCCAAGCGATGGTCATGGTGCTGACCGCGATGCCTTGATCAATCATGTGGGTAGACGACAGCGTCACGCTCGCCGGCGGCTGCACGGTGGTCACCGGGGTGACGCTGATCGGGCGGTCGTCCAGCTTGGCGCCGGTATCGATCGCTGCAAACTTGCTCGGATTGAACTCAAGCGCGGTGATCTCGTACTCGCCTTCCTGTGTGCGCGTCGTTTTCAGCACGCGGAACAACTGCACCGCCAGGTCGTCGTAGTCGATTGCCCACTGCAGCTCAGGTTCAGGCTGGACCCCGTAATCGGTAGTCACCGTGACCGCGCGCCCAGCTACCGATTGCACGGTGCGCGCCTGAGCAGTCCCATTCGGCAGGTTCAAGATCAGACGATCACCGGCCTTGATCGGCGTGTCACGGTCCAGGGTCACCACGCGGCCGGCTGCGGAGGCGATCCGGCCACCGTTCGGCCGCCCGGCAACCAGTTCATCAGCCACAGGAATGACGTAGCCCGGCAGCGGAATGCGACCCTCCATGCCGGTCTTGAAGGTGACGGTGCGGTCCTGGCTGTTGCTCAACAGCGCCCACTTACCGCGGCGTTGGGCCTCGGAGGCGCGGGTGCAGCCAATCGCCGACAGCTCGATTGGGCGATCGCGGTACCGGCGCTGGAGCGACAGATCGGTCACCGGAATGACGTCGGTGTCGTAGTTGTTGGCCGGGTTGTCGTAGCTGACCAGGGCGCGGCTGTAGTGCGTGTTGCGCTCCGCGCCGCCATACACGAACTCGCCGTCGATGACGTTGGCCCGGGTGAAGACGTAGTCGATATCCTGGGCGCGCGGCATGTCCGCCTGCATGAACAGGGAGCCGTGAGCCCAGTACACCATGCCCCGGTAGATGGCTGCCAAGTCACGGAGCAGCGTCCAGGCCTCGGAGCGGCCCTGCAGGTTCATGTCGCACAGATAGCGCGGCTCTTGACCACCCACGCCATCCGGCACCAGCTGGTCGCAGTATTGGGCGATGCGGTACATCTCCCACTTGTCGACCATCCACGACTTGATGCGCTTGCCCAGGCCGAAACGATCCTCGACGCACAGCCCGTAGGTCACGAACGCTGGGTTGTTGGTCCAGGCCTGCTTGAAGGTGCCGTCCCATACGCCTGTGTAGGTACGGGCTACCGGGTCGTAGTTGGTCGGTACCGGCCAACGCTTGGCCTTGCACTTCACGGTGACAGCCGGGATGTTCTGGAACTGCTGGGCGTCAAACTCGATGTACAGCAGCGCGGTGTTCGGGTAGCGCAGCTTCTGGTCGATGATCTCGGTGTAGCCAGCGATGGTCATCGTGTCGGCGATTGTGCCGCTGTTGGCGTTTGGGGTAATCCGGCGCACACGCAGCATCCAGCCGGAGGTCGCCTTGGGCAGGTTCACACGCACGGAGCGCTGGTAGCCATTGGTGGTCTTGCCGTCCACGGCGCCGAGGTGTGCCTCGACGTAGGCGCCGCCGTCGGTGGCGATATCGATCGCGTACTCGATGCGGTAGCCGTTGGTGTTGCCGTTGCTGTCCTGCTGCGCCAGGCGCGGCCAAGTCATGCGCACGCGCACGGCCGAGAGTTGGGTGTTGCTCAGGGCGCGGGTGAACGGGTTGTCGCTGCGCAGCTCGACGTTGACGGTGGTTTCGTTCTCAATCGAAGGAATGCCCTGGATGTACTCCTGCTCGACGGAGCCTGGGCGCCACTCCCACTTCACGCCTGGGAAATTCACATTGCCGCTGGCGTCCATGATCGGCGTGTTGTCGAGGTAGATGTCACGGTCGGTTGGCCTACCGTCGAATTCGCCCTCACCCACGGCCAGCAGGATCTTGGCGATGTTCGTCGACTGCAGGCTGTCCGGTGCCTCGACCGGAGTTTTCGGCTTGCTGTCGCCGCCCTTGGCGCCGGTGATTTCCAGATGATCTACAGGGCCCATGCTTTCCTCCGGGCGAAAAAAAACCGCCAGCTGGCGGTCTATGCATTCTTTTGGCGCTATGCCTTGTCCTGCGCCTCAATCGAGGCGGAGATAATCGCCCCACCCCAGCGTCGATCGCCGATGCAGATCGGAACGGGGTTGCCGCTGGCGGTGGTGTTCTTGGCGCTGCCGAAGGCGTAACTCGGCAGGTTCTCGGGCGCGGCGCTCTGCGATAGACCCTTTGCCTGGGGGCTGAGCATCTGGATTACGCCGCCGGCTACCATTGCCACACCTGCAGGCAGAAGTGCCTGGAATCCAGGAACGGGGATGAAAGAAGCAGCGATCAATATCGCGCCGATCACTGTCTGCAGCACCCCGCCGCGCTTACTGCCAGCAACGACCGGTACAATTTTCACCGCCTTGGCTCCGCCACGACTGAATTCGGTTTCACCAACGTTTTTACCGTTTCGGTAAATCGCGAAGTTCATCCCCAGGCGAGACAGACGATCAACCTCCTCTTTGAAGCCTGGCAACGTGATCGTCAGCGCCTTCAGCAGCTCACGGACGCTGCCTGTATCCAGAAGCCGTCGATGCTGTTTCCCCAGAGCTTTACGCAAGGTTCCTGAGAACTCGATAAGTGTCATTTCTTGGGTCATGCTTTTCTCCAGACGAAAAAAAGCCGCCCAGTGGCGGCTCCTCACTTCAAAAAATGTTCACAGACACTTTTTCACAGACGACATGATTTTTGATCTGCCAATGCTGATGCCAGGCATCCGCTGATAGAGCTTTACCTCGCTGCCGTGAGTAGTTTGCTTAATCTCCAGCAACTCGTTGGTTTGGCCTATCGACTCAGCTGAGGAGATCAGTCGATAGCCCGTCAGAGTCTCATTCATGGTTACGCCAGCCTGGTGCTCTTGCCATTCCGGCAGGACGCAAAGGGCGTATGCCTTTGGTGTTTTCGAGGTCTCCGACACGATCGTCGGAGTACTCTTTAGTAAGTCCCCGGGAGTTGTACACCCCGCCAGCAGTATCAGGGCGACAATGGTAACCACTGAATTCACATTAGTTAGCATGCGACTAAGCCCCTAGCTCTTGGCGGCGCTTCGGGCTTTCAAACAATTGGAGAACCAACTGTTCTCAAAGTCAGTGGCTGCCTTCTGCTTGTACTCAGGAGATCCATAAGCGGGCGAGTCGTAAGCCTGCTCAATCATCAGTGCTCCCAGGTCATTCATGGCTTCGTCAGAAACCTTGGCTTGCATTAATTTCGACATAGCAACGCCATTTTGACGCGATGTCATTACCGAGTTTGCCAGTTTGGATATTCCGTCACAGAACTCTAACGTCTCCTGGGAAGGCCTCGCAGCAAAAGACGCCGTCGACACCAACGACATTGCGAGAATTGACCCGACCGCCAACGAATTACGCATTCCTTATCCCTCCATGTAGGCGAGGGCAATCTAACATCATCGGCGCCAACACCAAAACCCCGCGCAGGCGGGGTTCGGCTTCGATCAGATGTTTACCGCGACAGGCCGTGCGCGACGACCTCCGGCATTCCAGCCTGAAGCTTCTCGGCCATGCGCAGGCTTTCCACTGTGTCAGACGCAAAAAGCCCAGCGCGGGGCTGGGCTTGGGTCACAGGACTGGCGGGTCTTCAGTTAGATAATGTGATGCTGGCTCACTGATCACCAGATCTGCATGCTGATGCACGACCGGTCGAACGCCATGCCCCATCGTTACGAGGTAAAGCTGAGCTCCCTCGCGTCGGGCGAATTTCATGGCAGGGATGAAGTCACTGTCACCAGTTATCAAGACAATAATGTCAACCTGCTTTTTCAGTGTGAGACTGGCAATGTCGAGCCCGATCCGCATGTCCACACCTTTCTGCTGAATGCTGGGCTCCAGGTCAGAAATGGAAAACGTCGTCTCAGCGTTCGCCTTCTTGAGTGCTCGACCATTTATCCTCCACCCTTGGTGGACAAGCTCCCCGAAGCGTAGCGCGACATAAGGACTTTTCTCCAAGCCGGCGTGGAGCGCCTCGTTGTTCTTCGCAACAGATGTTTTCCCGAAATCGACGGTAGTACCGTCGGGGTGCTCTGCTTGGGTGGTCAACGGCTTGGCGTCGTAGAAATAGACCCGGTGGAGACGATGGTTGATCAGGTGGGGCGATTGAGAAAGCTTCTTGGTGACTAGCTCGATCATTTCGCTGGTGATCGGCGCCTTTTTGACAGGCCAAAGCTTCGGCTTGATAAAACCCGCATCGATCAGAACAGCGTACCTAAGCATCCATTTCCTCCAGGCAAAAAAAAGGCCGCTAGACGGGTGGGGACGAATCCCTCTTATATGTCACCCGTAGAGCAGCCGGTTCTTGGAGCGAACTATAGGCGCACATTGTACGCCCGTCAACACGTACCAAAGCATCCCAACATGTACCAACCGAGCTTCACGGAGGTCAGCTAGCCTCGCGGTATGCCTCGCTGTCCACTTATCCACCCTGGACGGAAAGCCAGTAACCAGCCAGCTCCCCGCCGTAGTAGCGTTGCGCCTCCAACGACCCGCCCCGGTCCGTTGCCGGAAAGCCCATGGACCGGGGCATGATGACCTAGGAGGTCGTAATGACACCGCAAGAACAGCGCGAAATTACCAAGCACCTGAATAATCACGCCTCGCACCTGAATACATTGACGGCAATAATCTCTGGCCTGATCTCAGAGCTCGCCGCAGCAGGCGGGCCCGAATCGCTTGAACGGGCGAAGGCTCGCGCGCTGGATACAGCAAAACAGATGCACCGGCCCATGCAGCCCAACGCGGATACTTCCGCTATCTCCAGGATTTTTGATGCCGCTAAGCTTCCTGGCTGATAGGTTCAAGACCCAATATTCTCTCGATACGCTGCAGCCGGCGCTCAACCAGGCCGGCTTGCTTTACCGATTCTGTCCCGAAGTTTACTGGCAAGCCTACAGCCGCCAGGAAAGGTTGATGGTCGTTCTCGCAGCCGGGAATCTGGCGCTCTTCATCTTGAGGCTCGGTAATAACCATGCATCTTCTCCCGCGGCAACGCCGCTTCACTTCGCGTCCCGATGACGCAACACAAGGCGCGTCCGGTCGAGCCAGGGCCCACCGAACACGATGATTTCTGATGGCCTGCCGAGCAGGTGGTGCAGCATGAAGGGGCCAGGCCCGAAGACTTGGGCGCGCTCCTCGGGCAGCTGTGCGTCGGCGCCCAGGTAGATGCCGGCGTGATTCGGGTGAGCCGTACGGCCCACGGCCATGACGATCATGTCGCCGCGCTGCGGCTGGCTCACCTGATAGAAACCGGCTGCCTCGTAAGCCTGTTCATAGAGGCTCGGTCCGTCCGGCTTCTCCCACCAGCCCTCTTTCCGGGTATAGGCCGGGAAATCCAGGTCCCACACCCGTTTGTACCAGTCAGCGCAGACCTGCCAGCAGTCCCAAGCGCCGTGCACAAACGGCCGCCCGAGCAGCGGCGCGTGACCTGTTGGCGTGACAGTTCGCAGGTCACCCTCCGGCCACGACAGGATGTACCAGGGCAGCCCGGTGGCCTCGCACACGGCCAAGTCACGAGCTGACGGCCTGCTGGTGGCATCTGGATGCGAGTGCACGATGCCGATCACCTCGCCCTGGTCTTCAGCCGCGGCGTACTGCTCCGGCGAGATGCGAAATTCCTCTGCAGGATCCACAGCGGTGTTGTCACACGGGAAGTACCGCTGAGTGCGCCCCGCAGCGATGAGCAGCCCGCAGCACTCCCGCGGGTATTCCGCCGCAGCGTGCGCTTGCACGGCGGCGAGAATGTGTTTGCGCATGGTCAGCTCCGGGCTATCAGCGAGACGGCAGGAAAGCCGCCGAAGGGAAGTTCGTTGCCCTGGCCATGCCGGACGGTGCACCCGGTATCCAGACAGCCGTTGCACTGATCCTTGGCCGGGTCGTCCGTGGGGTTGCCGTCCAAATTGTAATAGGGGCCGGTGTAGCCGCAGTTGGGGCCACGGTAGCCGGCAGTCATTGCCCAGTGACATAGCTGGGTCATCTGCCGGCCGATCGTCTCCCCGCCCACGTCGCCAGGGCTGGCCAGCTCCCAAGAAACCGTGGTGCCGTTCTCGGAAACCTTCTGGTCGATATACCAGACCTCGATCGCCTCTTCGGCTGGGTCAGCTTCAGCGTTGCCGCCGGGGAAGTTGGCAGCGTCCAGGTACCGAGCCATGGTGTGACGCATGGTCAGCTTGAACTCGAGCAGGTTGTCGAAGGCCAGGCACAGGGCGGTAATCCGCCCGTTGACGTTGCCAACCGTCAGCGTGGGGCGCACGGCCGTACCGTCCGAATTCGCCTCGATGCCGTCGATCTGCATAGGCCAGGCGCCGTATTCGTTGCCTTGCCACCAGATCGACTTGGCCGGAAGCTGGTCGGCGTTCGCGCCGGCGGCGGCCAGCTCCTCGGGGGTGTGAGGAATGGCGTGGCCATGGAAGCGCAGGGTGTCGGCGCCGAAGTCCGAACCGTCGAGCTCGAACAGCAGCACCTCGTTGCCGGGCTCCAGTGTCTGGATATCCTTGATCAGTGACATGCCGGCTCCTTATGGATGAAAGGCCCGCTCGAAGGTGGCGCTCACTTTGAAGCGGCCGCCGCCCACCGGGGTAGGCTTGGGGTCTTTGCAGGTGAACAAACCGAGGTCCCCAAGTGGCGTAGTCCAGAGAAAGGCTTTGGCACCGCCGTGCTTATCGAAGAACTCCATGATCTTGCGTACCTGGGCCTTCGTGCCGGTAACCGTGATGGGGTAGCTGTCTTCCTTGTTGTTGGGTCCGTCGCCAACGACCTGTCGGTACCCCCCGCCGAAGCGCGACTCGCGGGTTCGGTAGCTGATCTCCGGCGTTTCCCCGCGCTGGGTTGGCCAGCTGAATTTTTCGATGGCCATCAGCCCCTCCTGTTAATTGCGCGCCAGATCGAACCACCCTGCCGTAGCCCGGCGGCGATGGCCTTCTCGACTTCAGCCTTGGTGGCAGCCTGGATGCCCTGTCCGACGGCAGCCATGTCCTGAGGCGACTGAGCCCCTGAGGATGACTGCCCAGACGCATCGACCTGAACCGATACCGGGAAACTGTACGAAGCCCCACCACTCGCGCTGGAGATCTGGCGGGGTACCGCCGTCGGCGTCACCAACCCGCCATCTGCGTAGCCGCGACTATTCAGGGTTTGCAGGTAATCAAGCATTCCTGGTTGGCTGACAACTTCGCGACGCAGTACGAACTCGCCGGCATGGACAATGCCGGCAGGTTCATACTTGCCACCATCTCCTGTGTAGCCGCCGTCAGAGAATCCATACGCGGACGAGTACCCGGCCTGGGATGCTCCCAGGTTGGACGACACCGCGCCTGCAGACCCAGCCTCCATGCCGTTACCGGTGCCTCCACCGAAATAGGCAGAGGCTGCAGTGGCACCCCAGCTCACCAAGCTACCCAGCAGGCCAGAAGCAGCCTGCTGTGTCGCGATGCGAGCCATATCGGCCAGAACCGACTTGGTGAAGTCGGCGAACGAGAACTTGCCCGTCATGGCGAAGTTCACGACCGCGTCTTCCATCGAGCTAAAGGCGTTGGTGAACAGAGATCTTGTCTGCCCGGCGACATCCCGGGCCTGTTCCAGATAGTTCTGGAAGGCCGATGACGCCCCCTTGCGCCAATCGCCCTGTGCTTCCGAAATTTTGTCGTAGTTGTCCACGACCGTATCTCGGTACCCATCCTCGGCTTTGCTCAGAATTGCCAGGTCGCGCTCGTAGTCGTTCTGGCTGTACTTGTCTGGGGCGGTACGCCTGCGATCAAGAAGCTTTGTGCGCTCATCGTTGAACCGGTCGGTTACGCCATCGAGATCACGCTGCAAGCCTTGCTGGCGATCACCAAGACCGAGATTGTTCGCGGCCCTCGTGCCCGATATAGAGAGCGCAGCACGCTGCCGCTCCAGCTGGTCGACATAAGCTTGGGTTGCAGCAGTCTGCTTGGCCAACCGTCCTTGCTCATTGGTCGCCAGCACCGAAAGCTCGGTATCGGCGTCCTTTTGCGCCTTCACCATGGCGGCGCGGGCATCCGCGATTTTCTGGTCAAGCTGGATTCGCTGCTGGGCGCTGGTGCTGCTATGCCCCTTGGCCTCCTCCAGCGCCTTGATCTCGGCCTCGTAGGCGTTCGTGACCTCGGCCTTCTGCTGCTCGATGATTGCGGCCCGCTGGGCGGCGTACGACTCTTGCGAGATCAGACCGGCCTTCTGTGCCGCGTCCAGCTCCTTCTGGTTGTTCTTATACTCAGCCAGGATGGAATTGAGTGCGTTCTTCTGTGTATTGAAGCCAGAGAGGTCAACAGTACCAGTGCGCCCGACTGGGTCCTTGTACTGCTCGGCGATGTTGCTGCGCACCCTTGCGACAGTTTCAGGATTGAGTCGCGCGTCGGCTGGATCCTTCTTCCTGATGACTTCCAGCGACCGCTCGTACTCCTTGAGCGCCTCGCTGCGTTTCTTGGAGTTGGTCCAGGCCGACTTTTCCAGGGCATCGACCTTGGCCATGGCCTTGATAGCCTTCTCGTTGGCTTCCGCTTCCTGGCGGTCGAATGCAGCGATATCCTCCTGGGCTGCTTTCTTGTCCTTCAAGAACTGGAGCTGATCGGTGTAAAACTCGATCATCGTGTCGCGGTTCTGGAAGGCACCAACGTCGCCTCGCTCGGCACGGGCCAAGTTGATCTCGGCTTGGCGGATATCGTCGTCGATGCTCTCTCGACCAATGTTTTTCAACTGATCAGCAGCCTTGGCAACCGCGTTGTAACCGCGCTCCCACCAGCTCAGGTTCTCGATGATCTTCGGGGTGCGCTCGTTGATAGCGTCTGCGAAGGCTTCGGTGGCAAGCTTGACGGCGTCCGCGTGCCTCCCCTGCTGTTCGAGCGCGGCAATCTGCGAGTAGACCGAGCTCGTCAGGTAGTTGTACTGCGTGTTCAGCGCTGCAGAAGCTTTGACTGGGTCATCTGCCAGCTTTACGAACTCGGCAATGGTCTCTGAAACTGCTCTGCCTGTTGCTTCCTCCATCGATATGGCTGCTTGCGCCACATCCATGAAGCTGTCACCGGCGATCTTGCCGCTACCAGCCAGGCTCGCAAGAACCGACGCAGCCGCCCCGGTGGTGCCAACAGTCGCACTCACCTGCTTGGCCATACTGCCTAGTTGGTCGGCAGTCAGCCCAGCGGAATTACCCGTGAGGATCAGCGCATTGCTGTAGGCGTCCGCCTCTTCAGATCCCTTGTAGAAGGCATATCCAAGTGCTGCTGCGGCGACAGCCGACACGGTAAGGGGATTGACCAGCCCAAGGATGTAGCCGCCCAAGGCCTTAGCGGCAGGGGTGATCCCACCGAACATATCCTTGAGCTGTCCGCCTTGCTGCAAGGCAACCATCATGATTGGCTGGCCAGCGGCGATCGACGTGAAGATATCAGTGAACTGAGCCGGCACACCTCGCAACGCTGCAGCGGTAGCCTTTGCAGTCATGCCAGTGCGGCTCAGCGCGGTATCGGCGCTGCCAAGAGCTGTGCGGGCCTGGTCGATCTTTGCTTGGTACTCGCCGAACGTTTCCGCATCGAGCGCGCCACTTGCGCGGAAGCCCTTCAGCTTCTGCTCCATCTGGTCCAGGCGGCTCATTGCTGCGACGGTCGGGTCAATTTTGCCCAGCAGCTCTTCGAGCGCCTGGCCTTCTTCCCGATGCGCGCCGGCGGCCTTCTTCGCCGCCTCCGCCTGGCGCTCTTCCGTGGCGATGAGGGCCTGGGCCCGGCTGTTGATGGACGCCTGACGGCCGGCACTATCCGACAGGACGGCGTTCGCCTGAGCGGTGACCTCGGCGCTCTGCTCGGTTGCCCGGTTGAGCGATTGAACGTACTGGCTGGCCTCCAGCGAGGCCTTGGCCACGGCCAGAATCCTGGCCTGCTGCTCGTCGGCGGATTCAGCGGCGCGCCGGCCAGCCTGGGCACCGGCATCAGTGGCGGTGGTGAGCGCCTCCTGCACCTTACCCGCCTGCGCGGCCTCGGTCCGGAACGCGCCCATGTTCGCCGCGGCGCTGCTGAATGCCGTGGAAGCGCTGGTAACGGCGCGCCCCACGGTGGCCATCTGCTGCGCCAACTCTGTCTGCTTGGCGTTGAGCGCCTGCAGTTCCTGCACGATCTGCCGGGTGTCACCCTGCAGGCTGCCCAGGGCAGTCTCCCAGGCTCGACCGGTTCGCCCAGCCGACTCCTCGCTGCGCTTGCCGGCGTCCGTCAGCTGATCGAGGTTGTCCTTGGCTTCGACGGCATCACCGGAGTCGATCTGAAGACCGAGAGAGGCAATGGTGGTCATGATCTACTCCATCGATTCGGCCATGACGGCCAAGGCCTCAACCTCCATCACGCGGAGATCGGGGAAAATGTCGGTGAGGTCGCGGCGCTTGATGCCGAGCATTGAGGCCGTTGCAGGAATGGCGGCGTAGTCCAGGCCGGACGGGCCGCCCGAAGCCACCCGCCACTGCGTGCCCAGCGCATCGAACAGGCGGAAGGCAGGCCAAGCATCCGGCAAGATCTCCACTACCTCCTCCTCGATGTCATCAAGGGTCAGCCCCAGCGCCGCCAGTTGCTCAGCGGACGGGCCGCGCTTGTAGCAAGCCCGGGCCGCCGCCCTCAGTTTCCCAGGCGGGCCGGACTGTAGGCGGCTTGGTAGGCGTCGATTACTGCCTTCGGTGCGCCGGTGCAGGTGCGCACCAGGTCGGCGATGGCCTCGGCGCTGAACTCGTCCTCCAGGTCCCAGCCTGTGACGATATCGCCCAGCTGCTCAGCCTGCAGGGCGATTTCACCGGTGGTGACCTCCTCCCAAGTCGCGCCGTCCTTCTGGGCCTTTTCCGCCCAGGCGTCGCGCGCCTTGTTCCAGCGGTCGAACATTGCGGACAGGGCCACGCGGTCCATGTAGCGGAACTGGAATTCCACCGGTGCCGGCTCGGCGCCAATGCGCGGAACCTGCACCACGGCAGCGAAAGTGGGGTTCTGCGCGATTTTGATCTTCGCCATGAGAATTCCTTACGCGCCGGCCAGGTAACGAAGCGAGCGAGCCGACAGGCCGACGCTGATGGTGCGGGTCATCACGTTGTTCCGCTCCATTGTGGGATCTGGAGTGATGCTGACGTAGCCTGGATACAGGATATGGTCACCGTTGCGCAGCTTCAGACGAATAACTGCAAGCTCTTTCGAAGAGTCGTAGCCTTCAACGGCCTCAACGTAAGCCGCAGAGGGCTGGTCCTCGACCACAATAGACAGGGTTGTCGGGTTGCGGTTGGTTGGGAACTGTTTGTCATCGTCGTCTTCTAGGTACCCGACAGTAGCGTACTGCTGCTCGCCCCCGGCCGAGTTGAAAGACGTTACCTTGGAGATCTGCACCCAGTCGGATACCGGGAGCACAGAGCCAACCCCAGCCCCGGCGGTGTAACGCTCTACATCACTGGTGTCCAGGCCGGCCAGGGAGAACGCGTCAGCAGCAACAGCGGATGCCTTAACGGCACGGTCGTTGATCAGCGCCCAGCCGGAGTTGACCAGCAGAACGTCGCCGTTCTGGATGGTGTGACCGGCAGCGGCTGCCACCGGAGGCTTCGCATTGGTCAGCGCGGTGAATGGGACGGCGGCGCCGATGACGCGTGCGATCTCCAGCACGGCGCCGTTTGGCAGCGGGAAGCGTGCGGCCATGGTTTGTTTCCTCTTGATAGCCCGCCGGGCGGCGGTTGGTTATGCCCCAGCGGGCGGTAGATCCGCGACACCGCGGTAGGTGAAGCTGGCCGGGACCGTGTAGGTCGCCGACTCGGTAATGGTTGGCCCCTGGTCAACTGGTTCGGTGACCAGGCCCTCGAAGCCGTTGCGGCTGAGCTCCGAATCCACTCGGAAGAGGCTCGAAAGCTCCTCGACCAGACTCTCAGCGGTAGCCAGTGGCTGACCCGCCGGGCAAACGATGCTCACCTGGTAGACGCCGGCGTACTCGTAGGCATCCCCGCCCAGATAACGACAGGTAGTTGCTCCCGGCAGCTGAAACGCTTGCAGGTATGTTTCACCCTGCTGAGCCACGAACTCCTGTTCGAAGTTCGCAACACGGATCGGTCGCGCCGCGGCCCAAGCCATCAGCTTGATTTCAATAGCTTGGCGGGCCTTTGCTTGGCTCATACGCGGTTGTTCCTGATGGCTTCGTCGACGATGCGCTGGAAGTTTGCGAGCGTGACCCGGACCATGCCAGCCGGAGCCTGCGACGAATGCCCGTATTCCAGCGGGATGGCATACGGCAAGTTGTTCACGATGAACGCGGTCTGGCCGATGGTCAGCGCCTGCACTTGGGTGATGAGCGCGGTAATGGCCTCGCTGCCCGACGGATCGATGCGGTCGAGTTCCTCAGTCGCCGGAGAGTCGATGGAGAACTGCCAGTTGCCCCGGAACCGCCCGCCAACGTATCCCTGGCCGGCAACTAGGCCGTTCACAGCGAAGTTCTGCTCTCGCTCGGTCTTGGTCAGGGGCTTGGCGTACTTCACGCCTTTACGCAGCCTGCCGGCCTTGGTGAAGTTGTCCTGATTCAGGTTGATCAGGGTGTTGCGTACCGCGACTTTGAAGTCGTAGTCATCGGCAGCCTTGTTGGCCTTGGCCCGGTGAGCCACGTTGGCCGCCCATAGTTCCGGGTTGCCTACCGGCGACATGCGGATGACGCTGCTGCCGATTTCGATCACGATTTCGCGGAAGGTGGCGTCCAAGGCTTGCTCAGCCTGCTCGGCGAACGCCCGTATGGCTTCAGCGAAGTCGCCCTGCTGCCCGCCGTACCGCTGGACCATGTGTGAGCTGCGTGCCATGTCACTTCCTCAGCTGAATGGTCCATGTCGCCTGGGTTGGGTCCTCGGAAACGTTGAGCACGCGGTAGCCGCTCACCTGGTCGCCGATCTTGGGCGCCGCCGGGGCGTCTGTGGCGGCACCGGCCTGTCCCTCGAAAAGCTCGTTCTGAAGCACCAGCAACTTCACGTCCTCGGTCTGGATACGGGTCCCGTCGATCTCTTTGGCCAGGTAGCTGCCGAACACGCCGCGCCCGGTGTAATAGATGGTCGAAGCCGGGACGGTGCCGCCAATCTCGGGGTCGTATCCGCCCTTTACGGTACGGCTCCCTGAAACCGGCTTTACCGCATCGGCCAGGCCATCTGGATCATCGAACGCTTCCGCCAGGTCGGCCTGGATCTCTTCGCGCATGCCCATGGGTCAAATCCTCTTGAGCATCACAGTGCCAGAGCGGCGGATCCATGGGGCGAGAAGGTCGAGGGCGAAGCTCTCGCCAGCGGAGCGATCTACAGACCCCGCGACGTACGTCTTGCTGGTCGAGGTGCCAGCCTGGGCCGAAACCGTCTTGCTCTGCACCTCGCGCTGGGTATCCCTGTACAGCTTGCCGGCCGCAGCCAGCTTGGCCACCTGCGCTCCGGCACTCACGATGGCGTCAGGCACCGGGTCTGGCACAGGTCGCTTGATCTTGGCCGTGAGCCAGGCATTGGCCATGGCAACGGCGAGAACCGCATCACCGTCGCCAGCCCAACCCTGCCCGAGCGCCTGGTCAACATCAGCAACGGTGATGAAGTCGGTCATCGCTTACTCCTGCGGAATCAGGGCTTGCAGATCTTCTTTCTTAGCGCTGGCGTCGAAATCAATACCCTTGGTGGCGAGCCACTCCTTCAGCTCGGGCACCTTCATCTTGCGCGGGTCAGTTTCAGGCTGTTCCTGGGCGTATTGGTCGCCAACCTTGATGCCGGCCGCCTCGTAGGCCTCGACGATCTCAGGCGCCTCACCTTCGACCACAACATGCGTTGCGCCGTCGATGACCCCGAAGAATTGGCTCAGGAGCCGATAACAAACGCCGCGCTCACGGCCTGGCTTGTCGGTGTAGATGACTTTCATGGTGTTCTCCTGCGCAGGGCGCCAAGTCAGCGCCCTGCATCATGGGATCAAGGGGTGGCGGTGCCGCTGATTACAGCAGCGAACGGAACCTGCTTGCGGTCGAATACACGCTCCCAGTTCGCGGCGCTGGCGTACTGGGTGGCATTCGGGCTCAGGTTCAAGTTGTTGCTGCCCTTCCAGCTAAACCCGGCAGGCTGCAGGATGAAGGTCTTGCGCTCCCACAGAACCTCGGCGCCCCCACCGTTACCGCCGTCAGGCTTGCGCTGCATCTCGACTGGAGTGTGCGGGGTGCCCTCGCCGTAGCCGAATGCGCCTTGACCGAAGAAGATCGACAGGAACTGACCAGGCGCGTAGGTCAGGCTGTCGTCCATGAACACCGGCTTGCCGAGATAGGTTGCCAGGATGATTTTGCCGGTCGAGTCGCGCAGGTACTCAATCAGGTCCTGTTTGACCATCTGATTCATTACTACCGAGTGCACACCGATGGCGCCAAACATGTCGGCGGCATCGCCGGCGGTGAAGGCTGCGTCCTGGAATGCGGAGGCGCTGATGCTGGGACCGGCGTCTTTGACCATGTCGCCGCCATTGTTGGCGATGTTAGAGGCGATGACGCCTCGGGCGGCACCCAGCAGGTAACGCTGCCACTGGCGGGTCCAGTAGGTACCGAAGCGGTTGCGAATGTGCTGCATCGGCTCGCTGTTGGCCAGCTCGGCGGTGAGGTCAGCGACACCGTAACCTTTGTTGAGGTACAGCGTACGAGCGCGCATGCTGCCTTGCTCGGCCTTGCCGACCTCACCCAAATCGTCCGGGTTGTCGTTCGAGATGTTCGGCGCCTCGTCGGCGTCGAGATCTTGCCAGTAGCTGATCTCGGAAGTGCCCTGGCCGTTGTTGGCGATGTTGTCCAGCGTCGGCGAGCGGGTCACGATGCCCGATTCAAAGACGGCGGTTTTTTCGGGGGTGTTCACCGGCGCCAGCGCGCCGTAGTAGTCGCGGACGAAGATGTCCGACAGCTGGGTCGTGGCCATGGATTAGGTTCCTTGGGTGGCTTGGAGTTTTTTGAACGCATCGGGGTTGTCCCTGGCCAGCGCAGCGCGCTCCGCCTCGGTGTACTCGCCCCATTTCTTCATGGCCTTGCCATTGTTGTCGCCGGTCTGCCCGGCACCCTGAGCCCTTGGCCACAGGTGGGTAGCGGTTTCGCGCAGCGATTCCGCCCATTCGAGGGGAGACAGCGGGGTCTTGCCGTCCTTCCCGTACACGACTTCGCCGGCACGGTCAGTGGCGACAGGCTCGCCGTCTTCGCTCAGTTTGAAGGTGCCTCGGGCGCGGAGGATGATGTCCTCAGCAGCCTCAGGCAGCGCGCCGGCCTTGATGGCGGCAGCGCGGATGGAGTCAGCCAGCACCTTGTCGCTGTACTTGGCGGCGAAGGCTTCGGCCTTGTCCGCACGCTCGTTGGCGGCCTTGACCTGCTTGTCCAGGTCGGTGCGTAGGCGCTCGGTGCGACGACTGATGACCTCGTCCAGCTTGCCCTCGGCGATCAGCTTGGTTTCCTCGTCCTGGCCGGCCTTGGCCAGCAGACCCTTGACCGCCTCGATGTCCAGGCCGTCGAACTGACCTTTCAGTTTGTCCAGCTCGGCCTTGATGGTCTTGTTGGAGCCGATCAGCTCGGTGTTTTTGGACTTGAGGCCCGAGACCTCGCCGTCCAGGAATTTCTGCACCTCGCCGCCCAGCGCTGCCTTCAGCGCGGCAGTTTGGGTTTCGTCGAGGGTGAGGCCGTGGGCGGCCGGGTCGAAGTCAAAAGGCATGTGGCTATCCCCTTGGGATTGGTTGGCCCGCCTGGCGGGCAAGAAAAAGCCCCGCGATAGCGAGGCCTGGAATGCGCGCCACAAAAGGGTGGCCCGAAGTTTCGTGGCGCGGATCAGTTGATCCCTGCCCGCTCGAACGCCAGCGGCTCCAACTCTTTGAGCTGGTCCAGCGTCAGCGGCTTGAAGTTCTTGTCCAGCTGCAAGCCGGCGAAGCGCTCGGCAGTCAGCCCGCCATCGCGGAACAGCTTGCCGCGCACCGGCCCCAGCGCGGCGTCTTGGAAGGCCGCTGGCTGCGTTTTGAGCCACTGGTAGTAGCTGAGGCTTGCAGAGACCTGACCGCCGCCATCAGCGCCCACTGCCGCCCTCGTGGCGCCTTGCCCGAACAGCGCCGACAACTTGGTGATCGGCGTGATGGTGGTCCGGCAGTGAATGTGGAACGGGGGCACAGGCCCCTTGCCCATCTCGAATTCGCGGCCGTCCATGCTCCGGCACTGCACGCTGGTCTTTCGGTCCAGGGTGGCAACGATTCGATACCCGGGCACCACCTCGGCATTCGCTTTGAGCGTTTCCATGCGCGCCGTGGTGGCCACATGCTGAACTGCGGTTTGGACGACGGCCCGGGCGCTTCGGTTCGTGACCGCCAGTACGCCGTCCGTGAAGTTCTGCGCCGCCGTGCCGCGCACGGCCTGGGTGATCTCCGCGTTGGTCTGGCCTTGGACGACCCCCATCCGAATGGCATTGGTTACCCTGTCCGCTTCGATGCGCGTCCATCCATTCAGGAATGGCTTGAGCAGCTTGCCGCCATCCACCCCGGCCACCTGCAGGGGCTGCGTGTTGATCGCCGCCCTGAGCAGCGAATCCGCCGGCATGGCCGCGTCTATCAGCAGCGCCGTCGCCAGGCTGCGCCCCTCGAATGCAGCCTCGTACTGCGCAATATCCACCAGGTCGGACTGCATCCGGTCGCTGAAGGCCTTGTAGATTTCCAGCAGCTTGCCGCCCACCCGGCCAAGAAACTCCTCAAGCCGGCTGCGGCTGTAGGTGGTCAGCTCCTTACGGGTGAGCTGGTCGCGGACATGAGCATCGGCCCGGCGCAGGTAGGTCTCGAACTTCTTGACCTCGCCAGCCTTGAGCCGCTCAAGCAGTACCGAGTGGCGGCTTACCTGCTCCAGCAGCTTCTCGTCCGCCGTTTGCTCCGGTTTCATTGCCATCGTCTTTGTCCAGGTTGACGCCGCCCGCACCGTGCTCGTCGCCTATCAGCTCGGCTTCTTCGTCGTAGGGGCGCTCGGGAAGCTTTCCGGTGGTGAGGTACTGCCAGTAGGTCTCGGCGCTGATGGTGCCGGCCATGACACTCTTCTGCAGCTCGGCCAGGACCTGGGCGTTGACCTCTGGGATCACAAACTCTGGCTTGACCGTGAAAACGACCTCATCCTGGTTGTAGCCCGTCCACTCTGCTGCGTATCGCAGGGCCTGCTCGATGGCGGCCGCCGCGGTGATGACAATGCTGTGCAGTGTGGCGTGCTGGTCGTTCTGGCGAGTTTTGCGGGCCTCGCCCGACTCCGTACCGGAAACGTCCATGACCTTGGCGCCAGCTTCAAGGGCTGCATTCTTCTGGTCTTCCATCGCCGTGCGAACGGCCTCGATGCCGGCCCCCTGGAACTCCAGGTAGCCGCATTGGCCTTTCGGGCCGAGGTCCCAAGCGGCAGACGGGCCGGTGACGCTGAGTTCCACGCTCTCATCCAGGCCAGATACCCACGGCTGCGGATGGCTGGTCTGGTGCAGCGCGGTGAAATAGTCGGCGCTGAGCTGGTACGACTTCAGTGCCGCCCGCGCCATCGTCAGCAGCGGGATTTCATCCACGTCTGGCGAGTTGTCGGTAGACCCACAGTAGATCACCGGGATGTACTCGAGACCGCGCACCAGTTGGTTGTCGGTACCGACAGTACCCAGCGGGCGGTCCTGCTCGATCAGTTCGCCGGCCTCGTTGCGCACGGCGGTATAGCAGATCTGGTCGAGCATGTAGAACTCGCGGAAAACCGTCTCGCAATCGTGGCTGTAGCGGTCCTCGGCTTTCTTCCTGAACTCGCGGAACACGGCCAACACCAGATCCTGGCGCCCGCCTTGGTCGGCAGTGTCCCAGTTGATGGCGTTGCGCACCGCGTAGGTGGCGAAGTACGGCTGGCCGGAGTCATCCACGTTCACTACCAGCGGCACTCGGCCATGGGAGATAGCCTGGCGCACGACGCGCAGGAACAGCTGGGTCAAGCCGAAGCCGTCGGCCGTAGCGTTCTCTTCCAGGTCCTTCAGCCCGTTGGGCAGCTTCACCTCGGGAATGAGCCGGGAGACCAGGCCCATCATCGAGCGCAGCGAATCGCGAACCCAGTGCTCGTACTGGGCCCGATCGGTGTAGTTCCGGTAGAGGTAGGCATTCCCCTGGCCGTCCAGCTTCTCCGCCTCGACCATGCCGCCGGGCTTGGGCAGATTGCGCGGGCTGCGCTTGATAGCGCCCTCGCCCTCCAGGGCGTCGTCCATCATCCGCCACTCTTCGATGTGAGCGTCGTAGTCAGGGTTGGTGGATTGAACAGGCATTACGCCAAACCTCCGATGCGGCGGACACCGCCTGTGCGTTTACGTCGCGCCATGGCAACGGCGAAATAGCGGAACCCGTCAGCCGGGTGCGAGGACCAGTCATGAAGCGGCTTGTCCTTCCAGCACCCGCGCTTGTCGTCCCACTCCTTGCGATAGCTCTCCAGCGCGGTGATGCCCTCACTGCACTTGGCCTCATCGAAAGCACAGTTGGGCAGGATCTCGCGCGCCTGCTCGATACCTTCGTCAACGCCGAGCTTCGGAACGACTTGGAAGGTCATTCGATACTTCTCGCCGTCGATCTCGTAGCCCTCTCGAGCGAGTTCACGCCGAGTCTTGCCGTCGCTACCGAATTCCCGGTTGTCGATGTCGTGCGGTCCCCAGTGCTCGCCGTATTCGTAGCCGCGATCCTTTAGCACCTTCATGTAGTGCCGCAGGCCTTCGCCGCTGTTCTGGTAGAAATCGACGATGTGATACTCCTCGCCGACGATCCGGACGAACCAGATGGCCGTGGAGTCGCCCACACCGATGTCCCAGAACGTGTGCACCGGCAGGTGGCTGTTGTCCGGAAGCTTCCCGATGCGCTGGGCGGCGTAGAGCTTGGTGAACTGCTTGGCGTAGTAAGCGCCCTCGATCGTCTGCTGGAATGCCTCGGCAGGGATCGACGGGTATTCCCGCTTCATGTCGTCGCCGAGGGTCTTTTCCTTGGCGGTGTACCAGGCGCGTTGGCCGGGGTTGGTGACGATGCCGTGCTTGGCGGCCAGGTCGTCGAAGTACTTGGTCAAGCGGTCCGAGATCAGGACGTCGGTCGGGTCAAGCCAGTAGAGCGGGTTCCGCCACCAGCTGAAGAAGAAGAACTTCCAGTCCAGCAGGCCCAGGGGCACACCAGCCAGCTGCTGCTTCTCTGCGCTCTGCGAGTAATCGAAGAAATAGCCAGCCCGCCCCTCCGCCGTCGACTCGATCGTAACGAAACACTCTGCGGCGACAGCCTCAAAGGCGCCGGTGACGATCTCTCGGGCTTTGTGCGGAAACTTGGCACAGATCTTCCCGAACTCGGATACGTGCAGATACCGTAGAGTCCCGCCCCGAAAGGATGTGGACACGTAGAGCGATCCGCCTTTGCTGAACACAAGCTCGCCAGCAGCATCGTTGCGAGCAGGGTTAGCAGCGCGTATCTCCTTGGGAAGGTTGTCATACGCATACTTGACCTTCTCTCGGAATAGCCGCTTGGCGTCGTTCAGTGTGTGGGCGATCAGGGCGCACTTGGCAGCCTCAAACAGCGCGGCATCCAGCTGGACGATGCAGACCAGGGTCGTGAAGCCCAGCTGCCTGGCCTTGAGGATGATGTTACGGGTGTGCATCCCCTGGAAGTAATCGATCTGCTCCTGCGTCATGCGGAAGCGGACCTTCTTGCCCTGCTTGTCCGTGATGAAATACAGGTTGTTCAGCCGCCAGAACCGGTCCCGGAGCAGTTTCAGGTGCTCGGGCTTCATGGTCAGGCGTCCTTCGATAGTTCATCCATCAGCTTGGATAGAGTGTCTTCCTCGCTACCACCCTGTTTGACGTCGAGGTCATAAGCCTGGCGCTCCAGGGCAACAAGCGTCTTCAGCGTCTCGGCCAATTCCTTCATGGTCTTGGTCCGGGCAGGCAGCGCGCTCATCTTCTTGGCCAGAGCCAGCACATCGGCCATCGCCTCGCCGTCTTCGTGGTCGCCATCCTTCAGCTGATCGATCAGTTCCTTGATGGTGCCCTGCTCATCCGTCAGCGATTCCAGCTCATCCAGCAGCTTGTTTGTCAGCCGGCGGCTCCGGGAAATATCACCCCGGTGCGCCATCCTGATGTTGGCGATGACCTCAGCATTGAGCTCGATGATCTCCCTTTCGGTTTCCGCCTGTTTGCTGGAAACCTCTGTGGAAACCTCTCGCCTGGAAACCAGTGCATCGGCCTTGGCCTTGATCTTCGCCTTCAGGTCTCGGTCCCAGCCATCGCGCTTGGCGCGCTTGTTGATGGCGGTATGGGAAACCTCGTGGGCGGCTGCGATCTCTCGCACGGAAAGCACGCCGGCCCGGTAGGCTCGTTCGATCGCCTCCCAGTCGGGTTGCTTGGTACTCATGTCGAATCCTTATTGATCTCGGTCGATACGAAGCGTGCGGACCTTGCCACCAGTGCTTGTATCGCGCCTTGCCGCCATCTCGACGGCCTTCTCGGCAGATGCGCCCATGTCCATCGCAGCGAATGCGTATGGCGTTCCGCTGCCAATGGCGTACGGCCGGTCTGCCTTGAGTGGCGACTTCCACAGGCCGGTATCGTCGTCTACGGCAACCATCATCAGATTGCCGTCGTGAAGGACGATTGCAGAAGCGTCGACCTTCCCCGATGGGGATGTGCCGAAATAGGCCCCCACCAGAGCGTCATAGTCACAGACGGCGCCTGTCAGGAAGAACTTCACGCCATCGCGCTCAATGCACTTGTCGCAATCATCGTCGGTGATGAGGTCGCCTCGGGTGACTCGGGAGTCGTAGGCGATTACGCCGTCCTTGTAGGCGATGGTGGTCATTCAGGGTGAACCTCGATCTCGATGCCGCGGCCCACCCAGTAGCTGACACGCTCCAGGCATGGCTCACGACGGGTCAGCTGTGCCAGGGCCAGAACACCGGCCAAGTAGTATGTCAGCCACCACCGCTGGCGGCAGACGACATGAGCAGTTACCGAAGCCATTGGCCATTCCTCGCGCCTCGAAACGGCGAATCTCGAATTTGTGGCGCGGGTCAGTCAACGCGCACGATCTTGGCCACGTTCCCCTTGGCCCGACACACCAGAATGGCGGCCAGAAGATAGAACGCAGTGTTGAACCACGACACATCAGCGAACTCGTCATGGAGCACCATGCGGCCGATGAGGCTGACACACTGCATGCCGGTCACCGCGCAGGCAGCCCAGGCCATCAGGGATACGCCCAGCTTGTAGCGGGCATCGGGGTATGGCCGGTAGCGCAAGCCGATCATCACGAAGATGACGGCGCACAGTGCGGCCTGGATAACGGCAACCATTCAACCCTCCTTCCTGGCTCGCAGGCGGAAGACCCATTGCAGCCACCGGGGCATCTGCCCGGTCTGCATCCACTCCAGCAAGCCAGAGAACGTGACGACGCAGAGCACGCCGCACACGAAGGCGCTGAAGCCTGCGGTTTGCGTCCAGGCCCTGCCCAGCATCTCAGCAGCACCAAGGTAGCCACCGATCCAGCCGGCCAGCAGGTAGCCGATGCGGCGAAGCATGCCGATGTCCTTGGCGTACACGACGTAGAAGAAAGCCCCGCCGAACGCGCCCACCAGGGTGGCTAGGTCCAGTTCAGGGAAGAAAGCACCCAGGCCGACGCTGGCAAGTACGCCGGTCACTGCAAGGGCGCCGGTACTCGGTTCGGCCATAGGGTGCTCCATAGAAAAAAGAAACCCGCACTCGGCGGGCTGTATTCAGTAGCGATGCAGGATACCGCCCGGTTTCAACTCCTCTCGGAGCAAGCGGCGAACGTCCTCTTCCAAGCAGGGCCCGAGCTTGAGACCGCTGGTGACAGGGCTCACGCCTATCCCAACACCGGCAACGTAGTATTGGCCTTGCTCGTTCACGGCCAACTTCACCCTGTAGCCTTCGAGAACTGGATGATCGCTCCTGGCCTTGTCACTCTCGACCTTGATGCGGGCCGGGTCGATGGCGGAATCCTTGAGGGTCGCGTTGTTGATGAAGACTTGGCCGTCGATTACGACAAATAAGGCTTCGCCTTTAATCTGTTCGTCGCTGGGCACGTCAGCGGCCAAGGTGACTTTCACGGTGCCGGCAGAAAGCTTGCATTCGTAGGACCCGATACGCTTAGCCAGCGCCAGATCGGCCTCGGCGCGGGAAACCACTTCCTCCATGGCTTGTCGGGCTGGCTTCTCGCCCGTGACGTAGCCGCTGTGGTCGCTCTGGCCGGTTACTCGGCTGGTGAGCATCTCGGTCGCGGTGCTATCCGCCTTATTTCCAGGCGATGCCACAGCATGACCCAGTGCAGCAATCGGCGCGCCCTGGGCCGCAACCTGGCCTCCGCATGCGGCGACCCGGCCCTCGCAGGCAGTGACGCGGGATGCAAGCTCTGAAACGAAAGAGGCTTCTGCTTTGCTCGAGACCATCATCTGCAGAGTGACGCCAAAACTGTGCAGCGCTTCGATGCTGGAGCGCAATGACGCGAGGGTTTCGTTGGTTTCGGACATTTGCATGCTCCAGATACGAAAAAGCCCCGGCATGTACCGAGGCTCAGAATGGGTGCGGAGGGCCGGTGCGTACCCGGCTTGCTGGTCTGGCTCGCTGGGTCACGTACCCCAGACTCTCATCGCGTAGTCGATCAGGGAGCGCACGGCTTTG